ATGATGAAATTGAACTTGACTTCGGAGATCTTGATCCAGAGCCAATCGATTTAGCACAAGGAGCAGAAGGCGCAGAAGGCGCCTCAGGCGATCTTTCTGGCTCAGATATGGGAACACCTGACGATGCTGCTGGGGACGATCTGGGTGGAGATTTGGACCTCGGAGGAGATGATGCTGGTGGAGGAGACGACCTTGACCTTCAACTTCAAGAAGTCCTCAATATGCTCGAAGAAGAAGACGAAGCTCTTGAAGAAGCAATGCACATCGATTATCGACCTGAAGATGATGCTCTTGGAGTGTGGAGACACAACAAATCAAGAGAAGAGTTCAATGCAGACATGAGCGAACTGCTTTACGAAGAAGAATCCGAAGAGGAAGATGACGTAAACGAAGAATTATTGGGTCAAGTAAATGACCTGCATGAGACAATAGGATCTCTGACGCAACAAAACTCTCAATTGGAGCGCGTCCTTACCAAGTTGGAAATCCACCTTGAGGAGACTCTACTATCTAATGCAAAACTTTTATATCAAAACCGCACACTGAGCGATGCCTCCCTGAATGAGCGACAAAAATCTAAAATTGTCGAAGCCATTGCTAATGCGGAGTCTCCGAAAGAAGCTAAAAGACTTCATGAGACACTCAGAGCTACAGTGGGATCGACGCCTAACCGCAAAAGAGATCCACAATCACTTAGCGAGTCAGTCAACCGACGTTCGAACTTAAGTTCTATGTTGAATTCGAGACAAAACATTAACGAAAGCAAGCAAAGCAACGATCCATTCTTGGAGAAGATGCAAAAGCTTGCAGGCATAAAAAAATAATTTAAGGAGATTTTACAATGTCTATTATCGAAACTCTTACAGAGGGCATCGTCAATCGCAATATGCAACAAGAAGGCGCTGCTCTTTTGAACAAGTGGACTCAAACTGGTCTACTTGAAGGCTTGTCTAACGACAATGACAAGCACAACATGGCTCGCTTGCTTGAAAACCAAGCAAAAGAATTACTTCGCGAGGCTACTGCAATGGGCGGTGGAGCACCTGGATCTGTTGAAGGTTTTGCCGCTGTTGCTTTCCCAATCGTTCGTCGTGTATTCGCTGGATTGATTGCAAACGACTTGGTTTCTGTTCAACCAATGTCTCTTCCATCTGGATTGATCTTCTTCATGGATTTCACATACTCCAGTGATATTGCTGGTGAACATGATGCATCTTCTCGCTTTGGTAACAAAGCTGCTGAATCAATTTATGGTACTGCTCAAACTGGTTCTGGTGTCATTAATGGTGTTGATCTTGTTGATGAACGCGGCGGTGATCTTGGTGGCCCAGGTCGTGGTGGGTCAACTGGTTATGCTTACGCTTCTCCGCTTGGTACTCACGATGCAATCACCGGTACCAACTCTGATGAAATGCAAGTAAAGGCAACCTTCCTTTTGGACGGCAACGTGTCTGAGGCAAACAAAAAATTACTTAAATACGATCCTGATTTGTTATCTAATGACGATTCTAGCATCGGTATTATTGTTTTGGATATTGAAGAAGACAGACTTACAAATCCAGATCTAGATAACCTTTCTGCTTTCTCTTTCGAAGAAATTAGATCCGGTGCTATCAATGGAGATACGGCAACTACTAATAACATTTGCGATGTTCTTTCTGGAATTACAGGCATTACTGTGGGCGATGCTGAAATCACAGCTCTCTCTCAAGTTCGTCGTCTGACTCAATTGGCTGCACAAGGTGAAGCTGCGACTGACGACAAAGCAATTCGTTTTGTTATCGCAGTCACAGTTGCTGACGTATCTGCTTTCGCCGCAGGATCAACTGGAAATGCTGGTAGCCTATCCGCAGGTACAGCCGCTGTACCAAGATTGCAATTCCCCGCCAAAGACACTGTTGGTGTTGGTACTGCTGAAGGTGGTGCTCTTAATGCATTCACAATGTTGCTTGAGAATACAGAAAGCATTCCAGAGATCGACATCAAGGTTGACTCAACCGCTATTACAGCACAAACCAAGAAGTTGAAAGCAAAGTGGACTCCAGAATTGGGTCAAGACTTGAACGCTTACCACAACTTGGATGCTGAGGTTGAATTGACTTCTATCCTTTCTGAGCAAATCGCTCTTGAATTGGATCGTGAAATCTTGGCTGACCTTGTAAACGGTGCAACTGCTGCGACTTACTACTGGTCTCGTTCACCTGGTTTGTTTGTTGATCGTTTGACTGGTCAAGAATTGGGCGCTACTTCTGCTGCTCCTGACTTCACTGGTACTGTATCTGAGTGGTATGAAACTTTGATTGAAACTATCAACGACGTATCTGCACAAATCCATCGTAAGACTTTGCGTGGTGGTGCTAACTTCGTAGTTGTTTCTCCTGAAGTTGCTAACATCTTGGAATTCACTGCTGGTTTCCGTGCGAACGTTACTGCTGATGCAGACAAAGGCGACATCGGTGCCGTTAAGGTTGGTTCTTTGAATCGTAAGTTCGACATCATCGTTGATCCTTACTTCCCACGTAACGCTATCTTGGTTGGTCGTAAAGGCTCTTCTTTCCTTGAGTCAGGTTATGTATATGCACCATATGTGCCTCTACAAACAACACCTACCATCTTTGGACCAGAAGATTTCGTACCACGTAAAGGTGTAATGACTCGTTACGCCAAGAAGATGGTCCGTCCTGATATGTACGGTCTCGTCATCTGCCGTGGCTTGTTGGGTGAATCTGGTTCCTAATTCGCAACTTTCATCTTGAAAGTTAGAATGCTAACAAAAAGAGACCCTCGGACTTCGGTTCGGGGGTTTTCTATTTTTAAAGACTATTTACTATGAAAACGGACCCATGGTCCATGACTTTATTATATTTAAGGAGATTATATTATGGCTAAAGTAGCAAGAGCGGCTCGCGTCGCAAGTCGTCAAAGAGTAGAGGCTGTTTCAGCCGACAAAACAATCGCATCTGCTGAAACTGGTGAACTTTATTTAGTTGATGCTTCTGCTGGAAGTGTTGTAATCACTCTACCAGCGGTGCAAGATGGAGCATATTTCAAGTTTATTTTATCTGCAGATAATGGTGGTGGAACAACAATGACTATTCAAGCTGCTCCAAATACTGTGGATATTGATGGAATGTTAATTCGTATCGATACTACTGACCATGGTAGCGGTGGCGTAGATAAAGGAGCTGGTGGAGACGATAAAGTTGTATTTGGAAATAGCTGCTCAAAAGGATCATATGTAGAAATTTATTGTGACGGAACAAAATGGTTTGCACATGGAATTGCTCACGATGGTACTCTTCAATTTGCATAATTAATAAGAGGTGATTAATGGGTCGTAGATCAAAAAGAAAAAAGCTTCTATTACGTAAACGCCGTCTTTTGGGGATCGAGTTAGATCCCCAAGAGGCTCGTCGTGTGGGGCTTGGTCACATTATTGACGAACAAGAAAGAATTAAAGCCGAAGCTGCAGAAGCAATCAAAGAAGTCGTTGAGACAATTGAAGAGGTCGCAGAAGCAGTTGAGGAAACAATCGAAGAAGCCGTCGAAGAGGTCAAAGAAGTTGCGAAGAAAACTAAGAAGACCGCTAAGAAAGTAGCTGAGGTTGTTGAAGAAGCAGTAGAAGAAGCAATTGAAACTGCTGCGGATATCGTTGAAGAAACAAAAGAAGCTGTCGAAGAAGTAAAGAAAAAGAAGACAACTCGCAGACGTTCTAGAAAATCTTCAACAAAGTAAAATAATTAAGTTTCATTTTAACCTCCTTTCCTTCGAATGCCTTAGCATTCGGAGGTTTACTTTAATTTAAACTATTTAGATTGACGGAGGGTTTCATATGTCATTTCCAGATTTAACGCCGACCTCAACGTTGTCGGCGATTACTTTACCCGAGACTTCAACTGATAGCGATGCTGATATCACAAGTTCGTTAGCTGTTGGATTTTACACAGATTCAGCTTTTATTGCAGGTGCAAAAGCTCAGGTCGCATACACTTACAAACGATTGGGTGGAGATGTACTTGATATTGAGATCACAGCCAAGAACGTCTATAATCACTACGAGGAGGCGTGTTTAGAGTATAGCTATATCGTGAACCTCCATCAAGCTAGAAACTCCTTAGGAAGCGCTCTCGGAGGCGCTACAGGGTCTTTTGACCACAAAGGTACAGTGTCTGATACAGATAGCGTTTCTTTGAAGTATCCTAAGTTTCAGTTCGACTATGCGTTCAGAAATGCAGATAAGTTTTCATCAGAAGCAACAGTTGGAGGAACCGAGCCATTATACTCAGCGTCTTTTGATGTTGTTCCCGATCAACAACACTATGACCTTCAAAAGATTGTATCAGATTCACAAGCTGGTGCTGCTTGGGATGGTATGGGCAATAAGCGAATCAAGATCAGACAAGTATACTATGTAACTCCTCGACAAATGTGGAGATTCTATGGATACTATGGTGGATTGAACGTTGTTGGTGACTTCCATAACTACGGACAGTATGCTGACGACTCTACATTTAACGTTATTCCTCCTTGGCAGAACAAACTTCAAGCAATTTCATACGAAGATCACCTTTACACACGAACATCACACTACTCATACGAGATAAACGACAATAAACTTAGAATATATCCTGTACCCGACAGTGTTACAGAAGAAAAGTTCTGGTTTAGGTTTACAGTAGAGACAGGAAACGATGCATTCGACACAGGATCTTATGATTCAGGCGTGGAAGGTATCAACAACATGAACACATTACCGATGGAGAACATTCCATTTGCGAAAATCAACTCAATCGGACAACAATGGATCAGAAGATTTTCT